ACTGTCATGTTTACTTTTACTTAGATTCGATTTCTTGAAGTATAGTCATTTTGATATCCTGATTCTTTTTATCATTTAATGAAGCAATAGCATCTTCTAAACTTCTACCAATGATGTCAGTACCATAGTAATAGATGTTTTTAGACTTACGAATTACATTCTTTGAAATAGCTGCTTCAATAATGTATTGAGTGTCTCTTACTTTGTTGTTTACCCAAATCAAGAAGAACTTATCAGGATTATTTTCAATAAGATCAAATAAACTACTTTCAACTAGCTCATTACTGATATTGTCAGTCTTGTGACCATATAAGCGTAAACATTTGCGCATTTCCTCAATTGACATCTTATTAAATTCAGAGAATGCCTCACGTTTAGCTTTATTTCTTTTGTTAGCTTCTTCAGCCTCAATTTCTTTATTTACAAGAACATAATCATGAGTAGGCTTAAGGTTGTTAATACCATTTGCTACTCTTTTGTGTCCTTTTAAAAATAAATATGCAAGTTCATCTTCAGGCCTTTCTGTATGTAAAACTTTATCTCTTGCGCCTAAACCGATTGCATATGTTTTCCAGAATCCACTTTGTGGAGATAAATGTCCTTCTTCATATCCCATTTCTTTCTCCAAACGTCTAGCATCTTCTGGGGTTAAACCAGTATATCTATTACCAGATCTTGTCCAGTAAGTACTGATATAATCTTTACAATTCTTATACTTAGCTATTCCAGCCCATGGATTTGTACGGGCGAATTTTAATATAATATCCATAATTTATAAGTTTTAAATAAAAGGGGTGAACTTAATCACCCCTGTTTTATTAATCTTCAACTTCCATAATAAGTTCTCCACATGCCCTGGGATCACGAAGCATGATACCCATTTCACCTAAGAAGTGAACAGAGTAACCGTCCTTTGCATTAGATCTTACTGTGGATTTATTCTTAGAGTAACCAGTTCCCGGAGCTACAGAACCTGAAGTATTCCAGATAACCATCTCACGGTCCTTACGAACAACCTTAACGATATTAGCTTGACCATCACGTCTACCAAGATCCAAGAATGTCATTCTATAAGATTCCAGTGGTTTACCAGATACCGGATGTAACAAACGATTATAAGTAGGATCATCATACAACGGGAAATGTTTCAATGTCAACTCGATGCCATTTGTCATCTTGTATGTTACAAACTGACCACCTAAAACCAAAGCCTGACCAGAACCACTGATAAACTTCGTATCAATCAAGTTCATTGTAGCTGCTTTTTGTTTCAATACACGGTCAAATTCTTTCATGCCCATTTCACCAGTCAAAGCAACAAATTTACGTTCGTTAGTACCTAAGATATTGTAAGACAAGTCAAACAAGAAGTCTTCCAACAACTCCGGAGTCAACTCAGTATAGTAACGTCTGTTAGACGGAGCAATCTGTTGCAACAAACCTGCAGGAATGTAAACCGGACGGCCGTTCGTACCTAACAATGAAGTAGAACCATCTTTATTTACGTTAGACTTAGAGTAAACCATCATTCTCTCACATCTCTTAGACCACTCACGCATTGCCTTCCATTCCTGATAGTCAGACCACAAATAAGAAGTCTTACCAGTTTTAGGATCTTTTAAAGCAATCCAAAGTACTGTAGAATAAGCTGTACCTGTAATATCATAATCCAAGCGAGTTGTAAACAAGAAGTTTCTCATCTTGAAATGAGTATTATAATTCAGGATATCACCCTCTTCACTGTATTCTTCGTAAGCAGAAGCTAAACGAGATACTTGACGACCAGCTAACAAATATTCACCAGGAATATAAGAATTAGATTGACCATCTGCAATGAAACAAGTATAAACCCATTCATTACCATCTTGATAAGGAGCACCAGAAACACGTACTTGATACTCTCTATTATCAAATTCCAAAATTGCACCAGGACCAAACCATTTGTCCTCTAACCACAACATGATAGGTGTGTTACCCAAACCTGCCATAACTGTGCTAGCATTTGCAGCAGTGATTTCTGTTCCCTGCCATTTTGCAGAGCGAATTGTCACAGCTCTATCGCTATCGATCATTACAGACCATTCGTAGTCTCTTTGGTCAATTGTCATTACATTACCAAGACCACCAGTAATTGCATCCAAAGAAGTGCTATAACCATCATCTTTAGAACCGAATACATAAGAAATAACACGAGTTACTTCATACGGTCTAGTAAGCATTGCATTTGAAATCATATTCTCATCAACAAGATCTGAGAACCATTTACCTCTACCGATCTGTAAATTATTTAAAATTCCGTTATCCATATAAATGTTAGTAATTTATTTTTAATTAAAGTAGTTGTACTGCACGACTAAAAATAGAGTTAGATGAACTTGTATTAATTCTCTTAGTACCTTTACTAACGCCTGTTGATCTGAGACTATTTTTCAGATTTTTAATAGCAGAGCTAGTACCCTGTTTTTTGGCAGCATCTAACAAAGTGTCACCTCGCATTGTAAAATAAGCTGACTCTATTAAATTCTTTACGCTCTTGGAATAGTCTTTTTGGTACTGGGTCTTTCCACTAGCGTCGGCTTTAAATATATAAGCCAATAATTCTTTCTTGTCCTTAGCTGGTATTTTGATACCACGTATATTGTCCAAGGACTTTATTTCACCGACAACGTCATCAAAAAACTTTTGTTGGCGCTGCACCATTTCCTCCTTTTTGATTCTTTGTTGCTCTAATAGCTCTTCTTTCTCTTTTGCAACAATCTCTTGAAGTTCCTCAACCGCATCTCTAGCCTCATCTTCTAATACTCCAGCATCTTCAAATCTTTCGATTTTCTTAGCAATTTGTTTGTCACTGTAACCTTTTCTAGCTAGTAACTCTCTCAATACTATCTTTTGCTCATTTTCATTTTCAATATCAACATTGTCAACATCAATGTCCGGAGTAATAGAGAAATAATCTTCTAACTTACCACCATTACGAACAAATTCATCTAATTTTGCAACATCTTCACTTGCATATTCTGGAGTAGATTGTTCTTCAATTACTTCTTTAAAATACTTAACCAATTCTTCTACAGTCTTTGGTTTTTCTTCTTCCTCTTCTTCATCAAAATCCCATTCTAATTCTTCAGCAATTGCATCAAATAAAGCAGATACTTGTTTAGATTCAACTTCATCTTCTTCAGTCTCTTCTTCAATTTCTTCTTCGGTTTCCTCTTCTTCAGTCTCTTCTTTATCCTTTTTCTTAGAGGCTTTCTTAGATTTCTTAGGTTCTTCTACTTCTTCCTCTTCAACTTCATCGATTTCCTCTTCCTCTACTTCTTCCTCTTCTTCTATTTCTTCTGTCTTTTTATTTTTAGATCCAGGAGTAGCAGGTCTAGCTTTAGCAGACTCTTGTTTTAGTCTCTCTAATTCTTCATCATCAATATCATCGTTTTGAGAGATGGTGTTACCAACTTGTTCAGTGAATATATCAGTTATAGCTGTAAATCCAAATAGTGTATCGTTACTATTGTTTTCCATAATTAATTATAATTAGATTGTAATTGTTATTTTTTCTTTCTTCCTTTATGATTCCACTTAGCAGCATTTTGAGCAAATATTGCACGTTTTCTAGTCAATGGGTTTTTACTATGCGTTAACTCTTCTGTACTTTTACCTGTTCTTTTCTTAAGTGCGTTAAACTTCCCACGATTCTTTTTCTTGATGTGTATACCTCCGTCTTTATAAGAAGGAATTGGGTATACTGGGTATAAATTTTCCATATTGATTATTCTTTATTTAGTTCATGACCTACACCACCTAATGGCATTAAAATTTCCATAGGAATTAGTTTGTTCAATCTATCAATATACTCGTTTTATTTCTATATAAATCATATTGATTCTTAACCATTTTATTTGATGTCGGATTTCTCATATATTCCAAAATCATATTTTCGTCTACAGGAGTACTCCAGTTTGTAATTTTACCAGAATCTTTTAATGATCTCTTTAGAGTTAACATATGACTTTTAGCTTCTGTAGGATTTAATAAGTATGATCTACTTCCAGCAGCATCAAATAATCCCATTTTTCTTAACTCCGCAGAACTATATGTATTG